CATTATTACCAGGTAAAGACACAAAAGAATTTGAAGAGCGCCCACTTACCAGGCCTTTTCAATTACCCTCAGCAATGAATGTTGGCAATGTAGAAGGAATGATTGCTCAAGCCTATCCAAATGCGACTGCTTTAGGTGGGATGATGAAAATGCAACCAGGTGGCGCACCTACCGGAATGGGAGAAGCACCTAATGTTTTTTCTGTTCGTCCCAGGATTAACTACATGGATCCTGAGCAAGGAGGTCTGGAACTAGGCGGTGCGGTGAACGTACCCATAGGCCAACAAGGAAGGATAAATGTACAAGGCGGTTATCAACCAGACACTAGTCAGTTAAATATAAACGCTACCGTGGGCCAGCCTCAAGGAGCACCTGGTTTTGGAGTCGATTTCTTCATGAACAGAAAGCTAAGGCAACCCTCTTCAAGCCCTTCAATGAATGATTATGGTGTGATGGGTAGATATGAAACCCAGTTTTAAAAAATCTGTTAAACTAAAAACAAGTAGCGTTGAGAATAGTTAATGGCTGTTGATGCTAAGGGTCGCCTTAAAGAAATTGTTGATTCCTACCTCGACAAGGACGGAGGGGCTGGTGTAGACACTGGCATCGTTGCTTCTCATCTATCTCAAATGAAAATGTTTGGCATCCGTCAGGGTGTTGAATTTTTTCCAGCGCAAGACAACTTTGGTAATCAACGCAAAGACTTTATTGACCGCGTAGTTAAATACAACCAACTAGACACGCGCCTGGATTCGATCTGGGATAATTGCATGTGTGACGGGCAGGGCCTGTTCTACATACGTCCAACACAAGCCAACTACCGTCTTTACTATTTCCGTAAGCATGAGTACCGTACTTACTACAACATAGACGGTGAGCTAGATGAGGTGGTCATCATCTACAGCTATCGTGTGCGCAATGGTTTTGGATACACACAAGATGTAAATCAAGGTAATTTAATGGGTCCAGGCACCCTTGGCGGGCAAGGTGCCAGGCGTTTTATTAAGTTGTCAATCAAGCGTAAGACAATTGAAGAAACTCATTCAGAAGGTGAGCTTTCATTTGATCAACCACATTCTGTGGCATCAGGTCAAACTAAAACATTTAAAAACACTCTCGGGTTTATTCCCTGTGTAGAAATCTTCAATAATCCCAAGGGCTTCTCTACTGAAGGCGTGGGTGAGTTTGATGGGCTTGCCAATCACATTGTTACGCATGATGAATTGGTGCGTACCATGCGTAAGAACATCCAGTTCTTTGGCAGCCCAACCCTCCTATCTTCCCGTCCAAAGACAGACCTGATTGAAGCCGGTGGCGACTCTGTTGTACAGCGTCCATCTATCGCAGCCAACTCAGGTTTTACCAGCCAAGCTGCCCTTAGCCGTTCCACATTTAAATCAGATCCTGTTAGTCGTGGTGTAGACGGACAGATTCGCGTACCAAGGATTATTGCCAACCTGGAACCAAACGACCGAGTTGGTTACATTGTTCCAGATGCAATTACAGGAGATCAAAATTCATTTGCACGTCAGTATCGAGAAGAAATCCGCACCGCCCTTGGTGGTGTAGATGAACTATCTATTTCAGCAGGCGTTACGGCAACAGAATACAAGTCACTATTTGGACGTGTATCTGCCACATCCAAGAAGAAAGCAAATGCAATTTATACATATGGCATCTCTCGTTGCCTCGAATTAATCATCTACCAGGAAGAGCGTTTATTCCGTGAGACACTAGCTGCTGCTGCCGGACTGGAGAAACCAGTAGAGCCAAAGGAGGATGCACCACAAGAACAATTAGATATGTATGCCGATGCCTTAGTTGGTTTTGATGAACGTGTCAAGCAGCTAATGATGGCTTGTGTTAAAACACAACAAGTACCTCCCGGTGTATTAGGCCTTATCCCTGACGGAGATTTAACCGTGCAGTGGCGTTGGTTAGGACCTGTTTATGAAGACTCCACCCAGGATATACTTAATAATTCCATCGTGGTACGCAACCTACAAGAATTAGGTGTTGATAGCATTGAAGCACTGAAATACCTCTTCCCGTCAAAAACGGATGAGGAACGAGCCGAGATGTTATCTGGGTTCCCGTTCAGGATGGTGGGAGAATTACAGAATGCATATTCTTCTTTCTCTCGCTTAGTGGGTGGCATGATGCAGACCCCCCACCCGCAATCACCGGATTTACCGATGGCTGCGGATCCCAGATTGGATCTTACTCCGTATCTGTATCGAACTCTTGAAGCATTACAAAAGGAGATGAGTTATGCAGGACGCTACCGTCCAATCGATCCCACAGATGAGCCAAGCACCAGCAGTAGCTCCAAGCAGCTACGTGGTACCGGCTCAGTCGGCACCGGCGCCCAGCTACCAAGCAGCACCGGTACCGTATCAAGTGGGTATGAGCTACCCCCAGGCGGTACCTCAGGCAGCCCCCAGCTACCAATCAGCCCCTACTCAGTACGCCCCCCAGTACCAACAAGCGGACCCATCGCAGAACTCCTCGGCGGGCAATCCTTGGGAGTCGGCGTTCAACAAGGTAGTGAACCTGCTGAGCGCACCAGTCCAATCCCCGTTCCAGGGGCAACCCTCAGCACCGACTCCTCAGTACGCCCCGGCGAACTACGGACAAACCTACAGCCCAGCTACGCAACAATCGGCTCCGCAGACCTGGCAAGCCAACCCGGCATACTCGCCCAGCTCTTCCCCAACTTACTTGACGGGCTCTTCGGCGGCGCAAGCTCACGCGGAAGTGGACAGCGCGATAGCGGATTACTACAACCTAAGCCAGGAAAGCCGCCAAGTACTCGACGCGTTCGGGATGGAAGCTCCCGCCGTCCTAAATAACTACGCCCTTAACCTGGAAGGGATGCTGGATAGTGCAGTGGCCTGGGGCAACCAAGCTGCTAATACCATTCAGGGTTATGCACAGTTTGCGGTTAATGAGCACCAGGAGAACCTTGCTTATAACGAAATCCTTACCAACCCCGACGTACTTAGCGATTACACGCTGAAGTTCTTCGGTCCTGAAGGTCCGTATCCTGTGTACGAAAGTGAGCAGCAACTGGAAACCCCTGGTTACCGCACTCAACCTGTTGCTTATGAACAGGGTCAATTCCCTGCTCCCCCTTCTGCTGTTGCCGCTCAACAGCCTGAAAACTTCTGGGGTAGCTTCAAGGACATGATGGATCGTGATCCCCAGAATGCCTGGCGCGTCATCAACCAAGCTCAGCCTCAAGTCCTAGCAAACAAATTGTTTGTGATGGAGTGACGTAATGGGCCTTCTCGCTGGTAAATATGCTCCCTTACTGGGAGCAGGTGCAGCAGGCTTGTTGGGTGCAGGGGGTTCTATCCTCGGTAACCTACAAGACACAGAGCAAGGTGAAGGCCCTGCACGTATTGCAACCGAAGCTTTGATGGCAGGTGTTAACGCATTACCTGCCGGTATCATGCTAGGTGCTTTACCACAAGGAATACGTTACGCCCAAAAGAATGCTGTTAAATCTATTCCTAGGGCATCAAAAGATCTTAGGCAACAAGCTAGACAACAGATAAATCAACAATCTGGTCTACTTGCTGCCTCACAAATTGCGTCTATTCCTATTTCAGCAGGAATTGGCGGCCTCATCGGAGGCGGTCTTTCTAACGTAGCTAACGCAATTGGCGCTCCTGGTTTCCAACAAGGCTCTCAACCTGGCACGGTAATTAACCCCCAGGCGTATGGTTCGAGCAACATTAATTACGCTGTTTAAGTGTAATATGCGGTTGATAAATTATCAACTGCTAAAATTTGTTTAGATAAGACAATCTTGTCTAAATCTTTCACCTGACATCCCTGTCCTGCGACACTGGAGGATAAACACAAGTGTTCATTGATACCGACTTTCCTAAGATTTTGGGCGCGGAACTCTACCGTCCCCATCCTGCTTACATCTGCGAGATGGCAGTAGAGCCCGTGGTCGTCCACGACTTTACTCGCCAACCCGGTCAGACCGTTCAGCTCGACCGCTACAAGTTCTGGGGCAACCCCGGCACTAAGGATAGCCGCGAGCGCATTTCCGACCAGACCATTGGTACCGCCAACAGCCGTAACATCACCAAGGAGAAAGTCCTGGTGGTGCTTAAGGAATACACCGGTCCTGCGGACCCCGGCGATCCCACCCAGCCCAGCACCTTTAAGATTGCGAGGGAGACGCTGATCACAGCTCAGCGCATGTTGCTGGATACTGGGAACCTGAACATGTTCCACCAGAGCATTGGTTCACTGACCCTGCTCGACGACTACCGCCGGTGGCGTGACCGGGTATTCCTTGACGAACTGTCCAAAGCTGAAGCTAACGGTCCTGCATCTTCTACCCAAGGTGGTTACTACTTCCCCGGCGGCAAGACCAAGAACCCTGTGTACTCCTCAGATGAGTACACCGCTAATGTTCAGCAGTTCCAAGTTCGTACCGACCTTCTGACCGTTGTTAAGGACCTGCGTAAGCGCAACGTTCCTACCTTTGCCGATGGTCTGTATCGTTGCATCTGCGATCCTACGTTCATGATGCACCTGCGTCGTGACCCTGACTTCCGCGAGATTGCCCGTTACTCTGGTAATCCTGGTCAAGGCATGTACATGGGCAACCCCATGATGCCTAACAACGCCAGTTTCTTCCAGGGTCCACAAGCTGGTCAAGGCTACTTCCTGGCTGGCGAACCTGTAATGCCTACTGGCGTTCAGTTTGAAGGTGTGAAGTTCTTCGAGTCGACCAACTTCCCCAACAAGACACAAACTGCTACCCTAGGTTCTTCCCCTGGTGCTGGTACCTATGAAGTTGCTCAAGGCTACTTCTTCGGTCCTCAAGCTGTTGGCGTTGGTATCGGTGGCCCGAATGCTCAGGTCCTGATCAACAATAACGACGATTTCAGCCGTTTTATTATTCTCATATGGCAACTGTATGCCGGTTTTGATATCCTGAATAAGGACTTCATCACCACCGCATTCAGTTTCCTGCGTGATGACGGCACTGTTTAATAAAGAATAAATTACATTAAGGAGGAATAAATGTCCTATCTTTCGTCTAAAAAAATCTATCCCGGCAACTGGGCTGAACCCCTGAATAGCTGGTATAAGAACACTGATGATAACGGTTCTGGTGTGCTTAACTCCTCTAGGGGTGGCCCAACTTCAGTGTTGGCTGTCCCTGGTTATCGTTATTTCCAGGCCCGTGGTTACGTCCCTGTAACTGCAACTTCTGGCACTGGCCCTGTTGCATCCGCTGCGGTTATCATCCCCTCGCCTTATCGGCAAGATGACACTCGTACCGATATCACCGGCCTGGTGATCTCTGGTAATGCTACCCAAGCTGCTTACGTTTATCGTACTGCCATCTCGGTTGCATCTGGCTGGGGCGATGGTCGTGTTGCTTCTGGTGTCTACGCAGCTACCGGTAACGTCATCTCCTTCGGTCGCAACAACGCTGGTAGCCCCGTTGCTTTCTCTGGTGAGCCTACTGCACAAGCAAACCTAACTTCTACCGTCTCTGGTACGCAAGCAGGTGAAATCTTGTTCGCTGGTGGCGTACAAGCATTTGGTAATGTGCCCCTGCTGACCGCTACTGGCCAGGCTGTGACAGTTACCGGGCTTTATCCTGCGTATACTGCTGCAACTACCTTCAGCGTGTTTGCTAAGGCTTCTGGTAACGGCACAGCAACTTCTGGTGGTTTCTACATCTCCAGTGGTGATTCGACCGCCGGCCGCACTGGCTACCTGTGTGTCGAAATCTGTTACATCATTCCTGACGATGCACCTGGCTACGAAGACATTGATGGCTACCTGACTGGTCGCGTTGTCAGCTGATTAGGCTAAACTAAAACCAGATTAATTAACGATCTGGTTTTATGTCTACCAGCACTGAAGAAATTCTCCATCGTCACAAAAAGACTGGAGCACGGGTACGCATTGTTAGTGAGTGGGATGAAGGCGATTGGTTCATGGTCGAAGATCAGGACGGTCGCCTTTACACCGCTTACAAGACTGAGTTGCTACCCGATGAACAGGCCACGCAAAAGGTCAAAACTCTTCAGGTAAAAGACAAGGCATCGAAAGAGGAGCACGTGTGTTTCCTCCTGATACCAGGCTTAACATCAACGGCGCAACCGCCCA